GCACCGACAATCAGCCAGGCAATCATTAGCAGAAGTGCGGCTATGGCTGACCAGCCGCATCCCTTGTACGCTTTTTCAGGTTTGTTCATATCTCTTGGTGTAAATTTGGTTTTTGAACTTGATTTCGTATTCGCAGCCGAGGCGGTTGAGGACGTTAATTGCGTCTCTCAATGTCTTTTCATACGATGGAGGCGGCGGCGTTGCCACAGGTAATACTGGATATTTTCTTCCCATATCTTTGTTTTTGCTTTTACTTGGTCGTTTATACTTTTTGCGTAGGTAGTCAATATTATGTTGGGTCTGTTCCCATTTTAACTGATCTATGTAGGCGTAGCACTCATCGTATGTTTTGAACCTGTCATACTTGAATGTTATCGACTTACATCCTGGCGGCATCGGTAGCCATTTCATAACCTGAAGTTGTTTGCCGTCGTATGTGGGTTCAAGAATCTCCTCAATGTAATAACGATCACACGGCCTGACTTTTTTCAGTAGTTTCCGGAGTTTCATAATTCTCAATTTTCAATTCCCTTCATTCTTCATTCTTCACTCTTCATTTTGTTGTGGCCTAACAATAGCGGCGACCATCTCGTCGCTAATGTTAGCCACAACAAGGTAGTGTTCAAGTTGTAGCCGGTGCATTTCCGCTACTTTGTGGAGGTGCGCCTGAGCATCCCGATCGGCACCTCGTGCGATGGCGTATCTCTCCTCCTCCTTAGCCTCCTCCACCGTTACCACCTGGGTTAGGTGTAGGCTCCTCCACGTCCTGCTCACCGTCTGGTGTTGGCTTGGCAACGAAGGCGAACTTGGCATCCGCAAGCTGCGCTGCAAGGTTCGGGTCAACCTCGAACACTACCTGAGCGGAGCATCCGGCGGTGGTCACATCCTCGATGGCGGTGCGCGTCTTGCCTGTCACCTTCAGCTTGAATGTTCCCAATCCAGGAATCTTGGCTGCGTTGCCGTTCATCAGGGAGCGCAGGATGCGCTTGGGGAAGTCCATCAGCACACCGGCAATCTCACCCTGGCTGAAGGTGGAGCCGTCCATCTGCTCGGCAATCTCCATTGCGGTGTCCGTGCTGCGACGGGTCCACTGAGGAAAATAAATAACTTGCTTTGTCTGTGGGTTAATACCCTTTTTCTTAATCAGATTAATAACTGACATTGATTTTGTTTGATTTAAATGTTAATTAAAATAGTTAATAATCACTGATGCGCATCATGCACACCATTCATGCGCATGATTGCACCCAATGATACGCACCGTCTTGGTGCAGGGGTTTACCGACCGCTTTGCGGGCGGTTCAATGTTCAATGTTCAATGGAGAGAAATTTATTGATAAAGTAAATCTGCCCTTTGCCTGTTACCTTGGTGGTGTTGCGAGTGCGAATCTCTCCGTCCACCGAATAGACATTCTGCTTTAAGGTAAAAAGGCCCTGCTCTATGTATTGTTGATAAGGCAAATTGAACCGCTCACCATACGAACAGAGGTAGTGATTATCCCGTAGCCATTGGAATAGCCGCTTCTCGCCTATCTGGTAGCCGTTCTGGGCTATCATCTTGGCAAGCTCACCTATCAGGCAGGCACTCTTGGAGCCTTGCACGGCATCGGCATACACCACCTTGGGGCGGTCCTCCTGTGCCTGAGCCTCCAGACGTTCCACCTCTTGCTGTGCAGCCATCCGTTCGCGCCTCTCCCTCTGCATAGCCTGGAGGATGACGATTGCATTGTCGGGGTTGTTCAGGATGCTCTCTATGGTCTCGCCTGTGGCATACATGCCATGCCGACGGATGGAGGGTAAGACTTCGCTTGTCACCCATTTCTTGAATTGCTTAGCACTCTCCAACTTACTCCCGAATATCAGGGAATAAAGACCAGATTCGTTAACAAAGGCCATCACCTGAATGCCTCCAGGTGTAGGGGTGTCACGTTTCGTTACATCCCCTTCGTCGCAGTGGTCAATAATGGCCTTGCGTCCGTTGGAATATCCGAGGGCACGGCAAATATCATTAGCACAGAATAAAGGGGTCTCGGGTGTCCCGCTCGTTCTCACTTGTCCGAACTGCGGGCTATTGAATACTTGCAGGTTATTCATGTTAGTTTCGTTTAATGGTTCAAGGTTAAATTTTCAACTTTCAACTTTCAACTTTCAACTTTCAATTTGATTGTTGCCGTTCTCTCACCTCTGCCACCGTGTGCCAGAGCTCGAAGTCTGGGCGTTGGATGATGTCGCCGATGGGATGGTTAGCGCATGAATCCCAGACCTCGGCATATTGCTTGATCTGTTCGGTAGACTTATCCATCAGGAATTGACTCATCGAGCCTCGTTCTCCCCTCATGATAATCATAATCATGCACACGAATGTAGCGCGGACAAGCTGCTTGTCCTGCTCCTCTTGCTTAGTGTTGTTTGTTTTCATACTCATGTAATTTAGACAATAAAAAAAACTGCGCTCCGAGTTGTCGAGGATTATACATGAGCTAAAATCCTTGTGGCCGTTACCGGTTCCACACTCGTAACGCAGTCATATAGACTTTGTGTTAGCTTTCAGTTAAAGACAGGCCTAAGCCTACCTTTGCTCATGTATTAATTTTCGACAGGGCAAAGGTAAGCACATTTTTTGAAACAACAGCAACAATTTGGCAATTATTTTTTCCATCAACACAGACATATATCTATGATATATATATTTTTTTTTAATTCCTTTCTCCTTTCATGTTGTCGAGCAGTTCAAGTGCTCGGTTCTGTCATTCTGTACTTTTTGTGCCAATTAATTATTGCCCGGATGTTCCCCATTTGGCTTGTCTTGCTGCTTACATTCGTACCGCCAATATATTCGTCGGTGGGGGAATAAATGGATATGCGAGGATGAACGCCCGTCAAATCAGAAATGGCATGATAGCCGGATTCGTCACGATAGGCAAGTCGGTGAAAAAGGTCCGTCTCGGGGAAGCTGACAGGATAAATCCTTGTAGCCTCCTCTATACAGCTATATGGCATCGGCGGCTCAAAGGTCTCCAGCACACCTATATGAGGCGAGAACCCGCACTGGCAATGCCATACGGGTTCATCCCGAGATGCCAGCGTCGGGGTGAAGACATAATGCCGGCAATACTTACAATCAGGTTTCATGTTTAATCCCTTATGATTTTATCTTGGTAGTTCATACGTTGTATCGTTCTTTGAGGTCAATTCCTAATTCCTCCGCTTTCGCCTTCATCAGGTCGATGTTGCGCCAGGGGTTGCAATGCACCTCTTTGTGGCACTTGTGGCAAAGCATAATGCCGTTGCGGATAGATTGCCCAAGTTCGGGGAATCGTGCAAGTGGTAGAACGTGGTGCAACTCCATCGCCTCGTACTCAAACGGCTGTCCGCAATGTGGGCAACGTCCGCCCTGTCTTTCGTACAGCTTGCGCTTGTTCTCGATGCAATGGTCTTGCACGTTGTTTCCGTACATCAAATCGCGGATAGGTCGTTTCCTCATCCTACAATTCGATATGTATAGGTACAACCGCCCGATGCGTAGTTTCTTCGCCCATCCTTTGCGCCACGCTCTCGGCTGCGAATGGTACGGCGGGTTGACGATTGTCACCTGCCCGCCGCTTTGGTTGACTAATTCTCCAACTACCGCTATGGGCGTATAGTAAGAATTACCCCCCCCCAATTCTTCTGAATAGTTCGTTTAATGTCATAGTTACTTTAATTTAAAGTCCATAGCGACGCTTTTGCATCTCTAATCGTTCTTCGTAAGCCATATCACTGATGATAGCCGTGCGCCTTGCGATCTCGCACCGCTCTTCAAAGCTGCGGTTCGGGTTGAACTCAAAGCGACCCTCTGCGCACTCCTGCTCAAATGTCTTTTGCATAGTTCGTGTGATTAAAAGATTTGCCACCAGCGCACCCTTTGGCATTCTTCTATCTGTACGCTCGTAAACGACCCGTCTTTCAGCATCACCACAAATCGGATGACTTGCAATGTGGCTCGGATGTTCACGTCTTTTTCTTCTACAATGGTCGCCACAGCCTTACCTCGGTGTTTCGTACCACCACGTTTAAATTCTATTCGCATAATTCATGTAATTTAAAAAAGCCAGCGGGCAGCGTAAAGCATACCCGCTGCAAGGTTTAATACGCTACGCTTCTCTTCGCTTATTCTGGATTCCAAAGCACGACCGCCTGAGACCGGAGCGCGTAATTGACGGTGCTGCCGTAGAGAGCGCCGTTCCAACCGTAGAAAAACCAAGCGTTGTGGACGTCGTACCTCGTGGCGAACCACCGGTGCGTGCTGAAATCAATTTCCTCGGCACCGGCAAGGCTAAGTGCCATGTTTAGGTTTTTCCTATGGCAATACATAGCCAGGAATACAGGGATGGTAGGCAGATAGTGACCTTCCTTCAGCTCGAATGCGAGACCCAGTTGCTTTAAGTACTCCGTCTCACCCTTGAAGTCCCAATTTAGTAGGGCTTCCACCTCGTTGAGACAATGTTCATCATCTGGGTATTCGCCCTTCTTCAGAAGGCGTTGTTCGCCGTAGTCATGATCGAGTGGCACACCGAATGTATGACCATCGTATGCTATGCCTATCATAGCCACGTCATCCATAAGGTTATCCCCGTCAAATTCCTCGTAACTGCCATCCTTATGTACAACGTACACTCCATTCTTGGGTGGTGCAACACCTACAATGGTTGTCTTGATACCATCCAGAGGCTTCATATTCCTACGCGCAAAGTCCAAAGCCTCTTGCGCCTTGCTTCCGAATCTCTCGTAAACGGAAAGCAACTCTTCCATATTCATTTCCATATTTACTTTTGTTTAATTCTACAATTCTCAAATTCTTGATAAAGATAAGAGAGCCGACATACATCAGCCCTCTTATATCTTACCTCTTCCTAAATTTCCGTATATCCTTGAATCATAATTTTCAACTTTCAATTTTCAATTTTCAACTCTGTAAGGCTCCGCCCTCAGCTCACATTCGCCTCGTTCAGATCAAAGCAGGCCAGTGCATCTAAGAGGGCAAGGATATTGTCTATCTTGTGGGTTGGCCGAGGGCCGCCCTTGATAATGCGGCGCAGATTGGTGGACGTTACCTCCACGGCGCAGTTTCCAAATTGCCACGGCCACATGGGGTTGTCAGAGAATTCGAGCACCACCTCCTTGTCCTTGATAAGGTCCTCGAGATGCGCGATGAGCGGATTCATGGTGAAGGCTGTCTGACTGACTGCTATCACCATGCGCTCTATGAGCTGCGCAATGTCCTTGGTACTGAGGTCGCCACGCTGACTGAATAGTGTCTGAAGCCACGCCTTTAGCTGATTAATGGGGTTGCGGTTCTGTGCAGGGTCGTAGCCAAAGCGAATGAAGTTAATCACCGGCTCGGCATTCTGCGGCAGGGCTTGGGGGTCGAGGCCACCGTACATGATGCTCACTAACTCGTTGATGGCATAGATGCTGTCGAACACCTCGCCAGGGCAGACACGCAGATAGCCTGCGGCAATCCATTGCTCGTAAAGCGGACGGTTGGGCGAGGTGCGCAGCGTCTCCTCCAGAATCCACGCCCTCATGTCGGCAAAGAGGCGGCCCTCCATGCTTTCGCCAGGCCCCCATCGGCCTGCGAGGAATGACATGGCAAAGAGGTCGTCTCCGTGCGAGAAGTCCATCCCCACGAACACCCTCCACCCCATATCGTAACGGCACTCCTCAATTCGCTTATGCCGCTGCAAGAGGCGGATGCGGTCTCCCTTAATCCACCCTGTGACGCGCCCAGATGAATAGACGTTGAAGAGCTTAGCAATCACCTCGCCTGTATCTCCCTCGCGGAGTGCCTTGGCTATCTGGTCGTCGTAGAACTGATGCTGCACGATGATGCCGAGCATGGGATTGACCTTGTATCGCACGGTGCGGTTGGTCAGCAGATACTGCTCTTCGCGCTGCCATGCGTCTGGCTCCAAGAGGAGGGTGAGTGTGCGGTCGTCTGAGAAGATAGGTTCGGCCTCGCCTCGGTAGATCATGAGCTCGCGCTCGAGAAGTCGGTGCAATCCGTCGAGCACCTGGATGAAGGGGCCTTCGGTGATACGGCCTGCGGATGTCATGGTAACGCTGAGGGGCTCGCGCCGGGGACCCATTGATGATTCGATAACGTCCACAAGCATCTTCATATCGCTCTTGCCGTTTGCGTAGGGTGCCGCTCCGTACTCATCCTTCAGGAGTAGCTGAGCAAACCATCCATCCTTGAACTTGCCGCCTGCGGTCATCGGGCGGATAGAGGCGGTACTGATGTCCGAGAACTTGTCGCGCCATGCTGCGAGCTTCTCTGTCAGACGGAATCGGTTGGCCTCGTCGAGACCGCTCAATAAGAACTTGATGCGACGGAAGATAATCTTGGCTTGGTCCTCTGAGTTGGCGCAGCAGAAGCCCTCCATATTATAGTCCTCAAAGACCATAAACTCGGAGCCGATGAAGCCGCCGAATCCTGTCTTGTCAATCTTACGGCTACCCGTCAGGGTGAAGTCGGTGCAAAGCCTTCTGTAATCCCATATCCATCCGTCATGCTCTCGCTCTGTGCGCAGAAGCTCTGCCTTGGTGCCTGCCTCTACCTGTGTGTTGACCCATGCGTAGAATCCGTAGATGCTTGCCAGGCAAAAGACTTGGAAGGGCTGCCAACGGTAGACCTCGCCTCCGCTGATTCCTGGGCATTTAAGTCCGCCATTGATGTGCCGCCATGTCTTGCCATCCTGACGCCACTCTCCCTCGCGCAGTTTGATGACCGTCTGCACCTTGCGCAGATTAAAGTGGTAGGTGGACAGAAGGCGGAGGAACTTGGCGGCTCCCAACAATTCGTACACGCCGTGGCGGTCGTTGGGGTCGTCGATGGTGGCGGAGGAGTGCTGCAATAGGTCATCGAAGTAGAGGTATAGGCGATGGTCAATCATATCGCACATCTCTTGCTGCTTGCTGAATCGCTCAGCTACCATTCGGATGGCATCGCGTTTAAGCTCTTGCTGTGGTGTCATAGTATCTACATATCTGGGATGTCAGTCATATTGTCGCGCGCTTGACTCAGGAGGTTCTTCAATCCATCCTGCTGCTGTCGCGGGTCGTCACTTATCTTGTTAGACATAGTGTTGAAGTTTAGGCCAAGGGCGGTGAGGTCCTTGGTCAGTGATTCATCATACTTGCGTAGCTCGATGGCTCGTTGGTCGAAGGTAACGGTCACTTGCTTCATCGAGCCTTGCCCAAACACTTGCATAGTATCGGACATGTCTAACTCTGCGGCAATGCGGTCGCGTGTATGCCAGAGGCGGGCGGTCTTGCTGATCTGAAGGCGCAGCCAAGGCTCCACACGTCCGAATCTTGCCGCCACCGCTTCGTTCAGGTCCTTTTCGTATTGGCCCAATGTCTTGGCGGCATTACGCATCCACCACTTTGCACCCTCAATGTAGGCAATCTCTGTCTGCTCATTGCCGCCATCATTGCCTGCTGCATATTTCTTGGCGGCCGTATTGAGTTGGTCTCGTAACGTCTTTTTCATTTTTTCTTGAATTTGAATTGTAGCTGCTGCTTCACCTGCTGCTCATACTCAAATGGCAGTCGGTATTTAGTATAGGTATCGGTGGGCATACTGAATAATCTCCCATGAAGGGTCATCCATGCGGGCCAAAGACTATCACATGGTCTGTGATAAAGATGGCCACCCTTCTTAACGGCCGATGCACTTGTCTTGATGCCCTTAGACTTCAGACGAGGGAAGTTAAGTTTATGCTCTCCGTTTTCGTCCAGGATGGGATGGCCGTCTGAATCGGTCAACGCCTCGAAGATGCCGAGGCAATAGTATCGCTCACGCAGACCTGCACGTCGTTCATCATCAGGGATGATTCCAACCAACGGACAAAGCTCACATCTATCTGGCTGAGATGGTGGGAGCTTTCGCTGAATGTAATATAGCTTTGGCATTTTATTTCTTATTATGTTGCGATTGGGTTATAATGTGCGATTAAATAATTGTGAGATAATAAGTTACGATGCGGAAAAATAGGATTTTTGAAAATTCTAAAATTAACTCAGAGG